GTAACAAATCTTGGTTGGGCTTCTACTAAAACTTCTAACTTCACCGCCGCTACCTCTGACACATATATTCCGGTAGATACTACCAGCGGAGCTGTAACTATTACATTACCAGCTTCCCCAGATAATGGTGAACGACATATTATTGCAGATGTTGGAGGAAATGCTGCTACAAATAATATTACTGTTAATGGTAATGGCCATAATATAATTGGTGCCTCTACCTATGTTATGACGGGACCCTATAACACATTAGAAGTAGCTTACCATTCTGATAAAGCAATTTGGGTGATCATATGAGTTATCTTACTGACGGTGTCCGTCGTGGCACTTTTGCTAACCGACCATCAACCGCTCCTGATGGAACAATTTACGTGTGTACAGACGGGCCTATTCAGTTTATTAGAAAGGGCGGGTCCTGGAATCCATATTTAGGATCTATTCCACTTAAAACTCCGCCTGCTGCCAACACTTGGTCTTTGATCAATGCAACTGGCTCCAGTTTCATGGATTGGAGAGGTGGTTTATTATTTGATGGGGATTGCGCTGCCGGAACAATGCTAGTGGCAAAGATAACCGCCCCTGCCACACCATACACGATAACTGCCCACTACTTACCTACCTGGAATAGTTCCACCAATAATATTGCCAGTTTAAATTTTGGCACAGCAGGCATTTGTTGGAGACAAACATCTAATGGAAATCTTCATTTAGGCGGATTAGTAACTGCTAATACCATTACTGGTATCTATGGCACTATTTTCCGTTTATTAGGAGCTAGTGGAACTGGAACTTCCGGTATCACATATACAAACAGTACAGACTTTAATTTTCCTTATCAATTACATCAGTTATCTAATCACGGTGTTTGGGTTAGAGGTACTGATGATGGGGTTAATCGTATTGTCTCTATTTCTGGAGATGGCTCCATATTCAAACCAGTATATTCTGTTGCTAGAACTACTTCTGTAACTCCTAATGAAGTTGGAATAGTGGTGGGAAATTATGCTACTGCTGGACAGACTATTAATCCTACCACACTTTTTACTAGTGTAGAAATTGTGTAACTATGGCATTTACTGGACAACTTGGCATAAAAGATAGCCAGTTAGGAAATATCGAATTAGGTATTTCATCGGCTGGATCTATAAGCGCGACTATCGATTGTAGTTCGACTGTTACCGGAACATTGAAAGGTGCTGGTGCATTATCCGCCCAATCTAATGGCATTGCAGTAATTAATGCTTCACTAAAAGGTGCTGGTGTAGTTTCATCTACAATAAATAACAGCGCTACGGTTTCTGGTGCAATAAAAGGATTTTTGGCAACCACCGCCACTATCAACAACTCAGCAACTGTCTCTGGTAGCTTGAAAGGGCTCGGCAATGTTGCTTCGACAACTAACGGAGTTTCTACTACCATAGCTACCATTACGGCTAATGGTCGTCTAACATCAAATATAAACAACACAGCTACTGTCTCTGGAGCATTACAAGCTTCTGGCAGTTTAATAAGTACAGTTAATAATATCTCTACTATAGTCGCTGCGTTAAAAGCCAGTGGAAGTATGTCTAGTCAAGTAGATGCTACTTCAACACTTACTCCAGGCCTAATAGGTATTGCAGCATGCTCTACTCTAATTAATGGTAGTGCAAATGTATCTGGTAGCATTACAGCTTCTGGAAAATTAACCAGTACAGTTAACAATACCGCCAATATTATAGCTGCGCTAAAAGCTAGTGCTAGTATGGCTGCTCAAGCTAATGGTACATCTAATCTATTCCCAGGATTGAAAGGTGTTGCAAATTGTGTATCTACAATCAATAATCAGTCTACTATGGCTGGCAATCTTATGGGAATTGCTAATATATTATCTATTATTAACGGAACTTCAACCGTAAGTTCAAATCTATTAGGATTTGCTCCGATTACTGCAACTATCAATGGAACTTCTGTTTTTACAGCTGGATTTTTGTATGGGCGCGCTCAAATAGCTGGAACTTCATCCATTATAGCTCGTCTTGTGGCTTTCTTACAAGATAAAGCAATAGAAGATCCACTTGATTTGAGCAAGGGTGGTGAACACCAGCAAATATTCTGTCCGCCTGTTGTAATTGATCCTTGTCCCATTCAACCATTCCCTTTAATTAAGGATTTACCTCCTCCGTTACCTCCGCCTCCACCTCCAGGGCCAACTGTGTTTTCTCCGCCCCCTATAGAAAATTCTATGGTACCAGTAGACGGCCCGGTACCACCAGCACTTCTACTAACAAAAGTGGTTCCGCCTCCCCCGCCGCCTCCCCCACCTCCACCACCGCCATTACCTGTAGATATTCCAATTACTAGTTCGGGTATTCCGGTATAAGAACTGCATAGAATTGTATAGGTGTTAGGATAACTATGACGACTTTACTCTACTATTTCCCTGGACAAAAAGCGACCATTTTCTTAGAAACTAAGGATGGTTATGGCCAGCGTGGAGATAATAATACTTCTTTCGATGGCTATCTAACTCCTGTTATTACAAGGGTTATCTTCCCAGATTTGTCCCTGGCTGCTAATTTTCCTCAACCAATGATTAAGTTGGATACTGGACTTTATTTCTTCCAATTTACTTTACCAGTAGGTGCAGCTGCGGTTGGCAGTTATCTAATTGATGTAACGTATAATAATCCTGGGAACCCGTTGGATTTAACAGAAATTTTCCAACTAATTGTAACCGCGCCATTTGGGAACTTTGGTTCAACAGTTGGCATAATGGGAACGGTGAAGTGCACATGACCATTAAGGCACGTGGTGAGTTAATTGACGTAACAGATCAAGTTAATCTAACCGTACAATTTAAAGATGCGTTGGGGAACCCCGTCAATACGGATTCCTTCCCAACAATTTCTATCGTTCAACCAAGCGGCTTGGTGGCCATTGCTCCGACCTCTGCGGGTGTGACGCAAATCGGAGTTGGCAACTATTCTTTTATCTATACGATCCCAATCAACGGGCCATACGGCGTCTTCAATGACATTTGGGTTGGCTACATTAACGGATTTCGTATTGAAACTACTTTTAGCTTCATTGTTAATCACTCTCAAGTTCCATCCATCAATACTGATGGTTATGTGCACTTAGGTGATGATCCTGGATTCAATTACTCTCAGTGTGCAACTATCAACATCAATAAGTTAATCAAAGCTCTTCGAGCAAGACTTAACAGTGCTGGTAAGGCGAAAGCATCTGATGCTTATGGAAATACTATCTATGTCGACTGTGATATTTTCTCTGTTGCTATGCTCACAACTTTTATCGCTACTGCTCTATGGGATTTCAACCAGGTACCTTATTTTACATTCTTCCAATTCGATGACGATGGTTTCGTTGATATGTTTGGTGAAATTCTAGTCGAAGGCGCTACACTATACGCGTTAGCTTCCAAAGCTCTAATTGAACGTGGTCGTGAATTTCAAATCACGGATAACGGATTGAATTTCAACCCACCAACTGTTTCCGAGCTGATGCAAACTCAATACAGTACGCTACTCTCTCACTACTGGGAAAAGCTGAAATATATTAAGAACAGCTTGCGTCCAGCTCCGAAAGGCTTGGGCGTTTTCAGCATGAACAGCGCTATCAATCCGGCTTTCGCAAGACTAAGACACATGCGTGCTCGTAGAGTGATCTGATTACCAAAAAGCCTTTAAATTTTCTAGTCTTTCTATATCTCTTTTAGCTTCAGCAGCCGTTATTTGATTGGCGATGAATTGAAGGACTGGTACAACTCTTGGGTCATCTCTCTCATTGTCAAATAGTCTTCTTATTACATTGGCCCCGATTGTATACTCTTTTTTAGTGTTTGTATTTGTCCAAACTCCACGCATTTCTTGGGCGCGCACTTCTCTAACTATAGTGTCGCCTTCGTTAGCTTCTTCCACAATATTCTTGATGATGTTAGCTATTTTATCAACGGCTTTACTCATTTATTCATCCTCGTCATCAAAATGACCTTTGAATTTAAGCGGTTCTCCAATTACGATAGGCATTGTGATATCGCGTTCTGTTTTCCTGCGCTCTTTAGATGGAGTCAAATAATCCTGCAAAGGATTGCCTGCAATCTTCTCGAAGATTTCAATCTTTGTGAGAAGCATAGCATTCTTATCCATCTTCGGTCCCGCTAATGGAAACGTAACAAAAATTCGATCGTCTCCGTGGTCGCCACCCCAGAGAACAATCTCTGAGACTACGAACTCGACTGTATGAAATTTCTCTTTGTCTGGCTCTTCTTCTGAGTATGCTAGAGTTATGTGCGGCTTGAAGTCTTTGTGTGTCTTCGAAAAATCGATGTTCTCATCATCAAAGTTCTCAGCTAGTTTCTTGCGCAACTTCATAAGTTCGCTTGATTCTACTTTACCAATGATAGGAATCTTACCCTCTGGATTTTTCGGGAATGAAGATACTTTATTAATCTTAGCAAGGAATGGATGGAACTTAGAAACAACCTCATAGGTTGCCTCTAACGATTTGGCCAATTCTGTAATAGGCCACTCTTTTTGGAAGTGCAAAAGGGTGATGTGCATCTCAGATGTAGCGGTTTTTTCGCCTGGTACATCAATTTGAGCAAGTAAACGTGCAGTTTCGTGTGGTACTCGGATTCCTAGAAAAGCCATGTGTCCTCGATAATATGACTATTTAACCATATCTGGTATGGGCTCCAAAAATGAAGAGAAGATTCCACTTTCTCAAGTCAAAAAGCTACCTTACAAGTCTTTAAACCGCATGATTAAGAAAATGCGTGAATACCTTAAACAAAATGAGGTAGTTCAAAAGATGTTTCAAGAGTACGAAGTGGATATAGAAGAGATTGATCTTATTCCAATGATGTTTGGCAATTTAGACGTGTCTGCCAAAACTGATCATGGTGTTATTATTTTCAATTACAAACTGTTGACTGATGGAGACTTCTTCAAGGACTTCTCTTATGGAGTTCACGAGATGACACATTGGCTGCAACAGACTACGGGCACTAAAGCCACTAAGAGTTCTGATGACGGAAGCTATCTGGATAATCCTTATGAACAAGAGGGATTCCAAAATCAAGTACAATATATTGCCGATCAATTTGGCGAGGGTGAAGCCGAGCAATATGTTGATGATTTGCTTGAACATCACGAAGTGGAATCGAAAAAAGAAGTCGAGGAGAAGAAAGAAACCCTCATGGCTAAAGTATAACCATCGGTGCACGCTTGTCCAGCCTCCAATTTTATGGAAAAGGCTAATAAAATCGAATTAGAGTATCATGGTTCACTACTCTAATCCCATCATGGCCGGTTTGGATGCTGTGACGTCTCTTGGAGATGGTCATACTATCAATATGGCTTGGTTTCCGGCTCGTCCCAACAGCCCAAATAACCAAATTGCTTATCATCTGTATTACTCTACAGATAAGAGAAATGTTTTCTCTGATGGGGTGAAGTTCGTCGTCATTGATGGGGCTACTTCAGCCAATATTATTGATCTGGATCCGGGACAAGATTACTGGTTTTCTTCAAGAGCTGTGGAGTATAACCCATCGCAGATGAACTTCTTGGCCAATTTGCCAGTTTCTCATGACAATGTTAGATTCTATCCAAGCAGTATGCTTAGAAGCAATATTACTGCCGCCGATTTAGTTATTCCATTAGTTGACGTAGATGGATTTCCAAATTTTGGTATTGTCAAAATTGGAGTAGAGTTAATTCAGTACCTAGCAGTTGATACATTCAACAAAAACTTGATTGTTTCGGGAGGAACTGGCGGTATACCAGCTCATTTTATTCTACAATCAAATTCACTATTCTATTTACCAGCCGTAACTAATTCCGGTCAAGGAACCATTGATTCATTAACTTTAGCCACTGGCAATGCATTTACAGAAAACTGGAAAGTTACTTGTGTTTTCGTTCAAAGAGATGGTTTCAACCTCCCCATTCCAGGAACAGCTAGATTTGAAGCGGTAGGTTCTGTTTCTGGTAATGTTAGAGATCAATATGGTAACACCATCATTTGGCCAGTTAATGGCACGATAGTTTCTAATGGTATTTTGAGTTTTGCCATATCTGAGACGGGGCCTGCATTCGAGCCGGGCGATTCTTTTGCCATTCAAGTTGAAGGGGCACAGCCAGGAGTACAGGGTGGCCGAGGCTATAACTTCACGCCCGCTACTTTGCATACGGTTTCTGGCTTTGACGGCTACCACACTTGGAGCCCAATTGTAAGTATGTTCGCTATTGAAGAAGATGCCAATTGGGACATCATTTTAGCTTGTCAGTCTCGCTTTGAATATCCTAATTTTCCACTTAATATCCTTGATGGATATCACCAAGTAGCTAAAGATTTACTCTCGACCGATTTGAGTGCTGCTGATGCGGCTAACGTACAATTCCCTCCATTTGACTTTGCCGGGTACCATAGAACTGATCCAGTTCAGCTGTTTAACGGAACATGTGTTGGTAGTTACATCGGTGGTGAGATGGGCTGTATCGATGCCTTTGGTAACTTCAATATTTTCAGAGGATTCTCGTTACAAGATCAGAATACTCAGAGACAAGATATACTTCTATCTCTAACCGGACGTATAGCAGTTCTTATCAAAAGAGTTCATACTGGTATTACTTGCTCTTGTTATCTATCATCTAGTGAGTACCAAGATGATCGATGCCCCTTCTGTTATGGAACAAAGTTTGTATTTGGATATGAGCAGTATTTTAATCCACGCAGATCTGATGGCAGAATAGAAGTTAGAGTCGGTCCAACTGAAGAAAATCTCAAGATGTATGAGGCCGGGCTAGAATCTGAGTTCCCTCTTGATGTATGGACATTGACTGTTCCGACAATTAAAACCAGAGATGTTTTGGTTCTATTCGATCAAGACGGTAATGAAGAATTTAGATATGAAGTTGCTGGTGTTACCCGCAACAATACTATCAATGGCTTGGATGGCGGCCAGCATCTCAAGACTTTCAGAGTTCGTAAGTTTGACCCAATCTACCAGATTCGTATCTTTAGGGATACTTCAAGCTTTCCGGCCAAACTCAATACCAGCTTGGGATTTGCTGTTGGAATTCCTCCACACACCCATGAGATTGTGATAAATGAAAAGATTTTGTCTGTTTCGCAAATAAATCAGACGACAGCCCTTTCTCAAGGACATAACCACCCGATTGTAAATGGCCAAGTAATGGAAGTATTAGGGCATACACACACAATCATTTTACCATAATGCAATAAGCCAGCATATTACTAGAAATTAAAGGTAAATACATGCCATTAGTCCCAAACTTTAAACCAGGTATCGGAAGATTAGTAACTGATCGATTTGACTTCCAAGATCATATCGAAGGTACTAATTTTAGGCACAGGGCAGGTGCCATCGACCTATTTCCAACTATTACGATTGGCTCTACCGTAATAGGTGATGTACAAACGGCTATTGAAGCCTTATCAGGCTCTATTATCGTTCCTTCCGTACCCGATGCAACCACGGTTAGCAAAGGTATTATTCAGCTATCAGGAGATATTGCGGGTACCGCAACTAATATCTCAGTTATTCAACTAAGAGGAACTCCAGTTACTTCTTTTGCCGGGTTAGCCCCAAATCAAGTTTTGACTTGGAACGGCTCAGCTTGGATCAACGCAGTTGTTCCTGGCTCTATTCAGATAGCAGGCGACTTAGCTGGTGTTGGATCTACTCTTGCAGTTCCTAGAGTAGGTGGTATTCAGGGATTCGCAGTTAGCAACGCCACACCAACCACAGGACAAGCTCTTGTTTGGAATGGTTCCGTTTGGATACCAACTGGTATTCCTACTTCGCCAACTGGCACTGGATTTGCAACTCTAACAAGTGGAACTTATGATGCTGCCGCTACAGCCAATATCAGGTATGCAAGCGGTAAATTTCAAACTGATGTAAATCTTCAATTCAAGAATGTTTCTATCACTGGAGATTTGTCCTGGACACCAACCTCTACTAACAAAACCCTTACTTTACCAGACATTACCGATGTATTAGTTACACGAACTAACTCCGAAACATTAACTAATAAAACTATTAACGCAACTGACAATACAATTACAGATAACAGCGTTGCCCTTGGCGATATTTTGGCTATAGTTTCTGGTACAAAATTCACCAGATTGGCTAAAGGCGCTAACGGTACATTCCTAGGAGTTTCTGGTGGTACTTTAGGTTATTTTACTCCATCTGGTAGCACTCCATCAGGTACAGGATTTGCTACAGTAACAGGTGGTGTTTTCGATGCAGCAGCTACCGCCAATATTAGATATACTGGTGGCAAATTTCAGACTGATACATCCATCCAATTTAAGAACGCTGCTATTACCGGAGACTTGGCTTGGGCCCCTTCTGGTTCTAATAAAACCATAACCCTACCAAATACTAGTGATACTGTTGTTTGTTTGAGTACCATAGATGCGTTAGCAAATAAAACAATTAATGCATCTTTGAACACAATTACTGATACTGGTATTGCTGTTGGAGACTTATTAAAGGGCAATGGTACTAGTTTTGTTCGTTTTGCCAGAGGAACAGCTCAACAAGTTCTTAGAATAAATACGGGTGGAACAGATTTAGAATGGGCAACGGTAAATACCACTACACCATCTAGACTTAATCAATCTGGAGCAGGACAACTTCTTGATGTTGTTACTACTGATGGTAGCGGTAATCCTGCTACAGTGATTAGATTTACTGGTGATGGTGCGGCAACCGATATTCTACTCAGTGGTTTGGTAGCCCCATCAAATCCTAATAATTCACTTACAAACCAAAGAATTACTCTGGTTTGTACTAGCACTACCGGTAATAAACTAATCATTTCAAATCAAGATACTACTGAAGCCACCGCTATCAACAGACTAAAATGGTTCGGAGCCGCTAATACGCAGTATGTTGTTGGTACTGACGGATACTCAATTGATGTGGTTTGGGATAATTTTGATCAGAGATGGAGACCGCTCATTAACCTCAGAGCGATTGAGTACGGAGTTATCTAAGTTTATATTTTCCATATCAATTCTTACACATATCATAGAGAGTTCCGCCGATAAGGAGTTTTTATGGATACGATACTACAAGCCTTTTTAAGCTGGCAATTCCTATTTTTCTGTTTGGCAATTGGTGCCGTTGTCTTCGTGATTAGACAAGTGGTTGAATACTGGATGGAAAATGGATGGCCATTGAAGCAATGGGCCGCTGCTCACAAAGACGCAAAACTATGGAGAGGTTTAATTCTTCCAATTCTTCCTATTTTACTAGGACAGGCTGGCGCCCTATTAGCTAAAGGATATCCTTACCCTGAAGGATTTTCTTCCACTAGTGGAAGAGTAGTCTTTGGTCTGGTTGCCGGATTTACCTCTGGCTTAATCGTTAGACTGTTTAGGTCATTCTTGTCAGATAAAATTTCGGAATTTAAGAATAATATTCAATACAGACTAACGAACACTGTACCGCCAGCCCCACCGCCACAACCAAATGAGATACAACAGATAAATAACGTGGTACAAATCAATAATGTACCTGAAGATTTACCTAAAAGAGGTCAACCATAACTAATTTAGTTATATAATTGGTGAAATATGAGTAACTATCCAAACAGCATTGATGACGATTCAACCCTACCAGCTGTAAATGACAACCTCACTGAAATAGGTGGAGATGCCATCAATGCCTTAAGGGATGCAGTCGTTCAAATCGAGACGACTCTAGGAGTGAATATCGCCGGCACTCAGCCTAACTTGGCTGCTCGTCTTGGTGTATTTATCAATCCTGATGGAACTCCTAATGCCTCCGTTATCACTAGCCTTGGATTAGTTACTCTACCAATCAGGAACGATCAAATTGCTGAAGCTGCAGGCATTCCAGAATCAAAGCTTCGTTTGGATTTTAGAACTCAAGACCTATTTAATTATGTCAGAGATTTATCACTTGATGTAAATACTGCAATTGGTTGGATTGCTACTGAAGGTATTAAACTTGAACCACACTTAATTGGTGCTATTTATCGTCACACGCTGGATCAAATTGATGTAAGCAATCTTACAAGTCAGTTTCTAAAAAACAGACTCCGTGTCCTGAGAGACAATCTTCAATCGTACACCTTAATTGATGATATGAATGATGAGCTATTGGCTCATCAATGGGCTGACGGATCACCATTCGGACCAAACAACACTGTTGTTACCAATAATGGTTCTCTTTACAGTACTTACTACGCACACGTAGCTAGTGGTATTTTCTTAAACACTAGTAGATTCCAGACCATTCCACAAATTAATCAAAACCTACAGCTCTTTGCAGAGTTTATCGATACCTCCAGCATCTTCTTGCTAGGAACAAGAATTCAAAACTTGTACTCAGCTGGTATTTCAAGAGTTTCTCGCTCCTCTAGCTTGACAGCTGATGGATATGGTCAATTTATCGTACCACCGACTCCAGCTATTGCTTTCTTAAAGAATATTGGAAATAGCGGTAGCCCATTTGATAACATTAATAGCGGTGATGACATCGTTCAATTTATCCCTTCAGCCGCCAATCAGTCTTCTAATACTTTTGATGCTCAATTCGCCCTAGTTAAACCTGGTGATATCATTAGAGTTATATATGGGGACGGATACAACATTGAAGTTCCTTATGTTATCAGGGAGAAGAAGTACAATCCAACCACAATTGGTAATAAAACTTATGTTGTTAGAATTGCTGGAAAAAATCATTTCTACTCTCCAAACGCAGTAGCCAGAATAGATAGACCATTATTTAATAACAACAAGTACGGTGAGCTATCTATTTCTCCAGTCAACAATCAGTTTGCTGGTACACCAAGTTTAATAATCAACAATCCTCGTGGATCACAGGCCCTTGGTTTGGGATTTGATCCTGATGGATTTGATGAAAGACATTATCTACTTTACTTAGCACTGTACCCAACTGGTCATGCTGCCGATGGTTATATTTTCTTGCCGGGCATTGACGTTACTGGTAATCAAGGTAAGAGTCCTGGAGCATATACGCTTGAATCGATTGTTCAAGCAACCAACAACGCTTTTAGAGCGCCTGGTTTCAACTACAGATTTACTGCCTTCGCTTTCGGTGGAGAATTTGGAATTTGCTTAGCCGATTCGTACAATAACGCTGCCTTCTCTATAGTAAATGGAGTCGTGGCACCAGGCGGAGTATTTGATGCTCCACAAACAACCCTTAACTTCCCTAACAACGTAGTTGATTTGTTCCCAACGGTTGGTACTGTTGCTCCGGATCCTCTAGGATTTAGTTCATCAGGATCTGGTGTGGCCAGTCCTCCATTCATGCCAGTATACGGTTCATCCGCCGCTTCTCAATATCCGACCAAGTTGTTTGTTCCACTAAAGAGGAATAACTACTATGTCAATGGTTCAGAATCTGAAAAATTGGCGATTGAAGATGTAAACGGTCAAGCATTAGATGGATATGGCGATGGATACTGGGTCGCTACTGTACAAAACATAGCAACTCCTGGTAGAGTTCAAGTAACATATCGTGTTCCTCTTGATCTTAGTGCATCTGGACTTAAAGCAGGAAAGACAGTTGTTATTCAGTCGCTTGGTGCCGGTTCATTGGTTGACTTTGGTAGATTCATTATTGAATCGGTTTCTTTCAACTGTGCTCCGGATGTTTACACAGACATTACGGTGTATGACGCTGTTCACGCCAAGGGATTTACACCAGCACTCACTGTACAACCTTTTGCTAAGGTTAAAGTATATTTCTGCGCAGATTCCGTTTCGTTTAATACGGAATCAGCAACAGACTTCTTTGTTGTACAACCATTTAAGAGACACTTCGAAGTTTATGTTAACGATGCTGGATTTACTTATACACAGGAGAGAGGCAGAATCAATCTCAGTGGCGGAACTTTAACCGTCAATGATTCGGTACTACGCGCCTATTCTCAACTAAACAAGCTAGATATCATAACAATTTCTCCAAAGTTGCGAGGATTCCAGTTTGGTTCCGTTAACAAAATCACTCTGAATATGACAAGCTTCGTAAGTTCAACCGGTGTATTTACGGGATACTTAGCATCATATGACGGTATAACTTTTACTCATAAGGGACCAACTACTTCTGGTAAAATGGGAGAGATTATTAGGTTCTATGATGAAACTAATACAGACTACATTGATATTATATTTGCCTCAGGCTCTCCTATTTCAGATTTCAGTAATCAGGTAATAGATTTCCAGCTGTTCCCAACTTTGCAGCTTGACGATGAAATTATGCTTCTAGGTACGTGTCAAGTTGATGATACGACACATGCAGTTAGCAGAATTGTTGATAGACGACAATTTGGAAATACCAGCGAGAAAGATTTAAGTTCTTCTGTATTTAACATAATGTCAGCTCCAGAGAAGTATTTACATACTAATGGAATTATCAGAGGATTTGATATTGATCAAACATTCAGCGGGTCTTCTAGGGCAGTTATAAATCTTACCGGCGGTGTAATACTAGTAAACGGTAAAATCATAGATGTCAATAATGAAACGATAGTCATCCCTATTGTTAAAGAGACTTTTAGCTCGACAATTTATCCAGTTAACTGGGCCATGTGTATCAATGATCTTGGTGAGTATGATTTAGTTCCTTTGTTGGATTTCGATTCTGTTCTAGGAACTCCAAGCACTATTGCTAGGACATTTACTGCTTTAGATTTCATAAGCTCGACGACTTATACCATACCAGCAGTAACCTTCCCTGATTTGATTAACAGAAGACCTGACTTGACCATACTTTACATAGTATCGTCAGTTATCACTGGTACTCCAACCGCACCTATTATTACAATCACCACTAAAGATGCTAGAAGGTTTGTTTACAAAAAGGATTGGGGTGAGAGGCCAACTATTGCAACAGGTACTTTCAATGGTGAATTTAGAAACCTCAATTCTCTAACTACCTGGTTTAACCTAAATCCTATTTACAATAACTCTATCACTATTAAAGGAACATTCACGGATACTGATTTCCCAGGTGGTTTATTAAGCTTTACTAATTTTGCCAAGTTCTATGGTGACGGATCTACCAATTTCAGTGTTGGTACCTGGTCAGCCGCCAATGTAGAACTGAATGACATCAACATTACTGGATCTACAGTTTCTTTCAGTGCAGTATTTCTAAATCATTCTACACTATCATTTGCTGCAGGTGGTTTCTCTGGTAATTCTGTGGTTAAAAACTCCACAATTACTACCACGGGCTCATCTACTTTCCAAACCTTTAGTAACACTAAATTTAACAATGTAACGTTCAATTTTGGAGGGTCTTCAAATACTATTTCGTTCAACGACTGTATACTAAATAATTGTACCCTCAATTTCAGCTCTACCAATAGCTGTGCTATTACGGCAGGAGGCTCTGTAGTTTGTGAATTAAATAGTTGTACAGTTAACTTCAATTCTGGAAGTAACGTTAACTTCACTGTAATTGGTTCGATTGATGATAATATTTTCCGATGGGCATCTACTTCTCAGGGGCCTATTACTTTGAATCAAAATTTCCATGTAACGGATAATAAGTTCTTCATAACTACAGGTTCGGCACTATCTTCTTTCCTATCAGTTCTTGATGCTAGCAATGGAACTATCTCAAATAACCACTTCTTTAGAAGCACAAGTACACTGACAAATGGATATATTTTAGCTCCAGCAGTATACACAAGCGGAACTGTTTCAGTAGTTGATAACTTCTTCGACAGCTCAACTATTAATGGTACTGATCAAAATCTTGTTAAGAATTTACCACTACAGTGGCCTTACAAACTTAACTTGAATACGCCATATACCTCCAACGCCCGCAGAATAACCACTTCTGGAACATATACGGTCGCACTAGAAGATCAAGTTATAGCACTTAATTTAACAGGAGCTATAATAGTTACTTTGCCAAACATTTTACTATCTCCTCCTGGCAGAACAGTTACTATCAAAGATGCAAATGGAACGTTTGATATTAATCCTGTTACAATACGAGCCGCCGATCCAGTTAATGAGGCCATAGAGAATCTATATGCTGATTACATTTACAAAAACACATATGGCTCTATTACTTTAGTGGCTGTTATAGATCCTAATGGTGGAGCGAATGGTTCAGGACTGACTCCAAAATATATGTGGTCAATAGTATAAAGGTAAAACATGAGTAGCCCTAGACTTTTTAAACAACTTTTTGCTCCAGCTCCTACTGCGTTAGGAAGCGGAAGCATTATTTACACCACGGTAACAGCAGCTTCTAATAACGTTGCCTTACCAACTGGTACCATTAATGTTAACTCTACTACTGGATTCCCAACCAGTGGTTCTATAGGCGTTCAGGTTGTTATTAACAGCTCATTTACTTACACGACCGTTAACTATACTGGCATTAACGCAACACAATTTACAGGATGTACTGGTGGTACTGGAACTATGGTTACAGGATCTCAAATTGGTGCTATTGGATCTATTGCGGTTGGTACTTGGCTTTGCCCAGCCGGTGTTAAATGGGTCATTGTCACTGGATGCGGTGGTGGCGGTGGCGGTGGAGGAGGAGCCAGCTCTAGCGGTAGAGGTAATACATATTTTGCAGGCGGTGGTAGTGGTGGACACGCTGCCCCAACAATGACACAAGTTATATCAGTAACGCCTGGTGTAATTTATAACATCTCGGTTGGTGAAGGCGGAATTGGCGGAACGTCTAACTGTGTAGCTAACATTGTAAGTCCTACGGGTGGTGGTACAAAGCCGGGTAATCCTGGTTCTGACGGATCTTCAAGTATATTCGGCTCGTTTATATTTCCTGGAGGAAAAGGTGGACGAGAAGGATATTTAATTTCAATCGGCTCACTTACTTTCGCTTTGGGTGGAGACTGTGCGAACGCTGCTATTCCAGGTAGCGCTAATCCAATTCCTCAAAACATTCAAGCTGTCGCGGAACGCGCTCCATTTACTGCTGCTGGATCTTTACAAGGACCAGCCCACGCTATTAATCGTGGAACTAATCAGTACTCTCTTTCAGGGGGCGGTACTGCTGGTGGTATTTCTAACAACCCATTATCTACTGCTGGAAATGGGGGGCAGGGCGCGCAAGGATTTGATGGATATCCATTCGCTGGCTACGGAGGTAATGGTACCTTTGGTGGTGGTGGCGGTGGAGCTGGTGGTGGTGAAAATTGGGACTACAACAATACACACGACGGTGGATTTGGTGGTTGGGGTGGTGCTGGCTTTGTTGAAGTTGCATGGGTGGCATAAATGAAATATATAGCGTATAAGACGGCAAAAAATGATCCAAACTTTCCAGATGGTTTTATCGTTGAACATTTTGAAACAGATAAAGATGCTTTAGAGGGTTATTCAATTGCTACATTAGAAGTTTTCAATTTACTTTTTCAAAACAATGTAACCTTGGTAAGAAAAGCCGAAGTAGACAGAGGGGTTGTGACACAAAATCCTAACGCCCCACTTCCTGTACTAAGACCGGCCTCTGATGCCGAGATCGTTCCATCTGATTTGGGAAATCCGGGGTCATCACAAGATACTGCTGCCGAGCTATTTAATCAATTTTTGGCCTGGGTAGCTGCTGGTAAGCCTGGCGGAGCCCCACCAAGCAACACATAATCTGATATTATAGATATGGGTTCTAATAATTTCTTCAGATCAGACCTATTTGGAATATACAACATCATCCAAGCTTCGATGATTGTTTATCCAAAGGAAATTGTCATCGCTACCTTGCGTGATTTCTTTTCTAAAGACAGTTACTATCATTTTTCTAAAGACCAGTGGGGATTTCCTAATACGACAGATCATACTGATTTGCCGCCAGGAGCCGATCTACCACGTGGTCCAGGGTCTCATCCAGAATTAAACCCAAATCCAATTTTACCAACCCGTCTTTTTATTGGAGAGAATTACCGTTATGATGGTATTTTCTATCCGGCCGTCTTGGTCAAAAGTGGCGGTACGCGTTATGTGCCTATTTCCATCAATAGAGATCAAGGAATGATCAAATACGATAATATACTATTTGTAGATGGATATGGCAATGAAACAATAGTAAGAAAGCCAATTGCCTTAATAACATCAGGGGCATGGGAAGGCTCTTTAGTTATTGATGTAATGAGCCGTAGTTTAAGAGCTAGAGACGATTTAGTGGAATTGATTGGTATGTGTTTTACGGAAGTTCATTTTGATACACTTCACGACATAGGCATTATAGTCAAGCCTATTTCGATAGGTGGGCCTACTGAAACAGATGATCGAGTTGATAAGTTATTTAGGCAAACTCTCACATTAGAGATAAGAACTGAGTGGCGAAGAGAAATACCGGTCGCAAGCACCATTGACGCCATTCTCTTCACAGCCAGCTTTGCTGACTTGTCAAAATCAGACAGTCCAGTGGCAGCAAATCTAACCGTTAATACGTCAACTAATACGGCAGATATGCTACTAAATATGTAAGTTATTGTGGCTGGTAGGTGCAAATTAGAAAGTTTAAGACCAAGCAAGTCAACAAAATGTGCTAATATGGCGCCAAGGATAGCAATATTACTACATTTTAGTGATAACATCCACGAAACCGAGTGAGAAGGATTTAACATGGCAAATATACCAGGCGCAACAAATGCCTTACCAGGAGTATTCACCGACGTAATTACCCAGTCTAGTGGTGTTGCGATCCCTGGAGGTTCCCGTGTCGTAGCTATGATCGGTCAAGGCTCGACCAACGAGATTTTAGTTTCTCAAGCAGTTGGTGGTGGTCAAGACGGTCTTAACAACACATACACTTCAAATGCAGGATCTGACGGCAGACATTTCGCCTTAGCTAATTTTCCAGTAATTGAAAACCGCACAACTCTATTTAAGAATGGAATTCCACTAGTTGGACTAGAGCTAGGGCCAATTTCACCAACTACGACTTTCAGCAATAACTACGATTATCAATTAGACCCTACTACCGGTCAAATTCTATTACAAGCTGCCCATATACGAGATCAAGGCGGTTCTTTTTATACCCCGCTCAGTACCAACGTTGGTTTGGGATCTATCAACGGACTTACTCTAGTAGATAACAACTCTCCTCCAGAAATTTGGACTATCCGTTGCGTGTCTGTTCAAAGAAACCCAATGAACCAACCAATTCCCGGAACTGCTAAGTTCTTGGCTTTCGGTTCGATCACGGGCGCCAAGTTAGATGCTAATGGCAATCCAATTGTATGGATTGCTAACGGAAACACTGTCAGCAACGGCGTACTAAGTTTTAACATCACAGAAACACAAGTATCTTTGATCACTGTATCTCCATTCCGTGAAGGAGATGGATTTACCGTTATCGTAGACAGCGGAGTTTTGGTTCGTGGAGATTCTCTAACTGCCAATGAAATTCCTCTTTCTCATCTTAATAACCCAACTTTGATTCAGGGAATCACTGATCTAACAAACCTCAGTGGTCCAGCAAGCTTGAGCAACAATTTAAGCTTGGGCGGTCAGTTGTTATTCGCAAACGGCGCTTCTTCTATGATTGGTGTGCAGGCAGCCCCTCCACTACCAAGAAGGACTTCCTATGTGTTGGACCCAGCTGTTGATGCTCTGTCCACTAACTGTGATGAGTTCATTTTCCCTTTCCCAATTGGCGTAGTTCCAGCTCTAAATGCTGACATCCATGTCTTCGTAACTAACCCTACGACACAAATTGAAACACAGCTACTACCAAACAAGTTCCCTTACTATACGTTGAATGATGCTGGTCAGCCAACAAGCTGTCAGTTCATCATGAGCGATCTTCAACCACCTGCCGGTTGGTCCTTCGATTACACTGTTATCAACAGTTTCGAGACTGTCCAAACAGGATTTGATGGATACCTCGGAAGACTACCAGCTTTCGGAACTCAAGCAACTTTCTCATCACCAAGTGTTGTGTTTGATTCTACTTTTATTGGAAAGAAGCTTAAGATTATCGAAGCTGTTAGCAAAGCTGATATTGGTGTTTTTGATATCACAGCAGTATCTGCTGGCGTTCTAAGTATTCAGACTCGTCTTACTTCTGAACCAGGTTTACCAGCATTTCCAACCCCAACTGGTTTTCCAGATTTTGTTTCCGAAACTCCAGTTACCTTTGAGTTAATCTATATCCCAACTGGTTTGCCAGTGTTAAGTCTAAGTGGAACAGATGGAACTTTGGTTGCCCTATTGAATACTGCAACTGGTACACTTACCAGCACCGCTGTCGACTTCAATATACCAGATCTACTTACTAACTATAGATTAAGAATTAACGGTTCAGCATCTGGTAATGATGGAACCTATGATCTTATCGGCTACAGCTCTTTCACAAATACACTAACTTTGAAGATGGTATTTGTAAGCGAGAACAACCTTAGGTATGAAGTTTTGGATCCGGTTGATGTAAGCACTTACTTGGTTATGAACCACAATATCGTTCCAAACGGTTATCAGTTAAGAGTAACCATCGTAGACCAAAGAGACGAAAGCTTCTTTGATGCAGGATGGCTAAATGCTCTAGAAGTTCTAGAAACTGTTGAATGTGATATCTTGGTACCACTACCAAATCAGACGATCTCAGTTATCTTCCAGAACTGCTTAAGTCACTGTATTGCGATGAGCAATATCAAGAACAGAAAAGAAAGAGTTCTGTTCATCGGCGCAATCCAAGGTTTGACTCCAGCCAACTTGATTGGTACGCAGCCAGCCGCTGTTGAGAACATTGGTATCCTAGAAGGTATCCAAGGTTCTAACATCACGGATGTTCTAGCCGGTAACGTAGAGGACTTAGCTAACTACTCTGTCCCAGATGCCTTCGGCTCGACCTTCAGAGTTGTATACTTCTATCCTGACCAGATCGTAGTTCAAGCAGGTGCAGATAACGTCTTGATTGACGGTTTCTATATCGCAGCAGCTGCGGCAGGTTATGCTAACGCAGACCTAGCACTTCAGAATCCATTTACCAACAAGGTATTTGGTGGATTCACTATCCTCAGAAACAAGACCTTCTCTAGCCTAATTCTAGAGCAGTTGGCAGCAGCCGGTGTCACCACCCTACAGCCAGTTGCAGGCGGCGGTAGAGTCGTATGGGGCATCACAACCAGCCAGTCTGGATTCCCAGAAGAGCAGGAAATCTCCATTGTCTTCATCAGAGACAGAGTTGCTAAGGTATTGCGTAGAGGATTCGCAGGTTTCATTGGAACCCCACAGACCGCAACAACCGCAATTGCTCTGAATACAGAAGCAATTATTCTACTTAACTCCTTGATTGCTCAAGGATTAATCA